GACCTCCATCGCCAAGGCCGGAATCGGTACCGACGGACCCGGCCTGGTGGAGTGCCTCCCCGAGAAGAAGTGCCCCGAAGGCGGGGATGAGTCGAAGGAAGTCCCCATCAAGTAGCTGAAGAGAACCTGGCAGTGACAATAACCCCTGAGTAAGCGTCGGATTATTCTGTGGTTATGGATCACATGGGCAAGTCCGTGGACGAGATGTCCCTGAAGGAAGTCAGGGCACTCGTGGACACACTCGAAGCCAGGAACGAGGAGCTCACCGGTCTCGTCACCGACGAGATGCTCCAGGAGGCCGGTGAGTTCTCCACAGCACAACTCGCGCTCGAAGACATAGGCTGGCGCCCGCTCGCGGGCATCGCCGACTCGTCCAACTCCTTCACACTCGAAGGACTCCACCGCGCTTCCGAACTGTGCCGTGCAGTCGCCACGGTCAATCCGCTCGTGGAGCGCGGTCTGAAGGTTCGCACCGGATACATCTGGGGATCCGGCGTCAGCGTCGTCGCCAAGGAATTCATCTCCGGCGGCCCCGGACGCCCGCGCAGCGTGAACATCGAACCGTCGCTTCCTCCGGGAATCGAAGACGTCCTGACGGGCTCCCTCGCCCAGATGGAGATCGAGATGACGGCAGCCACGGACGGCAACCTGTTCTTCCTGGTGGACAAGAAGAACAAAACGGTCCAGCGCGTCCCCTTCGAGGAGGTCACCGAGGCCGTCTCTCAGCGGGGCAACCGCGAGCGGATCCTGTACATCCGCCGGACCTGGAACGACTGGGACCTCGAACTCGATTCAGGGGAAGGGGTCGACACCCACCCGGTCACCAACCCGGACTTCAGTCGTGGAAGCCGCACCTGGACGAACATGAACCGCGACGGTTCCGCCAGTGCGAGCTACCGCAACATATCCGTCTGGTACCCGACCCACCTCCTGATGGAGCAGCCGGACAACCGGCGCCGGGCGAGAACGCACATCGACCGCGACCCGGTCGACCATGACAAGGTCATCGTGCACGTTCCGTTCAACCGGATGGTGGGCTGGCGCTGGGGCGTTCCGGACGTCCTTCCCGCCGTGTGGTGGACCAAGGCCTACAAGGAGTACCTGGAGAACTGCGCGACGCTGACCAAGGCCTACGCCAGGTTCGCCTGGAAGGTCACCAGCGAGCGTTCTCGCGGTGTGCGACGTACGGCCGCTCAGCTCGCCCAGGCGCCCCGTACGGACCCGACCACGGGCCAGCCCCTCTCGGTGGGCGCCTCGGCCGTTCTGGGGGCCGGACAGGATCTCTCTGCCGTCGGCGGCAACACGAAGGTGGACTTCGACGCCGGACGCCCGCTCGCCGCGATGATCGCAGCAGCACTCGATGTGCCGCTTCCCGCACTGACCGAGGACCCGACACTCGGAACGCGCGCCACGGCGGCAGTACTCGACACCTCCACCGTCCTCGTGATGCAGATGAGGCAGAAGGTGATGGATGAGGCGTTCACCACCATTTTCCGCCTTCTCGGACTGAAGGTCCGTCTGCGGTGGCCCGAGATTTCCGAAGAGCCGATTCACCGCCGCCTCCAGGCCATCAACATGGCAGTTCGGCTGGGACTTTTCACGGCGGACGAGGCGCGCGCAATGGTGCTCGACGCGTGGCACGACAAGTGGGATGACTTCCCCCGCCAGGCTCCGCCGCCGAGCAAGGTTCCCTTCATTCTCCAGCCCATGCAAGGCCAGCAGCCGACCAGTTCCGCCACTTCCCCGCAGCCTTCCGCAAACGGTCCGGCGCAGGTTGATCCCCCCTCAATGGGAGACCACGAACTGCGCGATGAGGGTCCGTCGGCAAGTTCAGATACAGGGGATTGATCCTTTCGGAGGCCAGACGGGTTACCCTGTGTCCTGTCGCACGTGCTAGCCGTTAGGAATGCAAACGTGGTTGTCGCCGCTCTGGCGGAATCGGCCACCCTGGTACTCAGCCCTACGGGGGTGGAGTCGAAGGGAATTTGGCGATCCCGTCTCATCGAAGCAGATGTACAAGGAAGCTCGGGGTACTACCCGGCCGAAGTTCTGCGCCGTGACGGGCCTGTTGCGTTCCCGGCGGGAACCCACGTGTACCTCGATCACCCGACATCCGATGAAGACATCGAGCGCCCCGAACGGAGCGTTCGTGACCTCGCCGGATACCTGGTGGACGGGGCAAGGTTCGAGGAATCGCCGGAGGACGGACGTGGCCTTTTCGCCCGCATCCAGTTCATCGACGAGCTGAAGGACCGCATCAAGTCCCTCGCCCCCGTCATCGGCCTGTCCATCAGGGCTGCCGGTCAGATCGAGGAGACCCCGGACGGCCAGCGCGTCGTACGGGCGATATCCGAGGGGCTGTCCGTTGACGTCGTCACCCGCGCTGGAGCGGGAGGAAGGCTCGTCACTATGACTGAGTCGAAGCCGGGATCCCCTCCGGCTGAGGGCGTGACCAATGTCGACCCGATCGAGGAGTCTGCTCCCACGGGTACCGGCAACGGCGCGCTGCGCAGCGAGATCGTGTCGCTTCGCGAATCGCTTTCGGACCGCATCGAGCAGCTCTCCGTCGACCAGGGCCGCCTGAGCCAGGCGCTGCGCGAGAGCATGAAGCTGCTCAAGCAGATCGCCGAGGAGAACTCGTCGCTGCGCGAGCACATCTCGTCGCTTGACGACCGCCAGGCCAAGGTCGACCAGCGCATGAGCGAGTCGAAGAAGACCAACGAGGCGCTCGCCGACCTCATGAAGGCCGGTCTCCCCGTTCCGTCGCTGGTCCGTATCGCCGAGTCCTACAGCCCCGGCCAGGACCTCCACGCGATGATCACCGCCGAGCGCGAGTACCTGAAGAAGGTCCTCCGCGAGTCCGAGCGCGGAGAGCTGTCGCGGGACACCGAGTCCTCCGGCCTTGGGCTCATCGAGTCCGCGATGATGCCGTCGAGCTTCGGCAACGACGCCTCGACCGAACCGCTCTCGGATCTTACGTCCGTCCTCCGAGGGGAGTTCTGAGCACATGGCGACCAACGAGGTCTTCAAGTACGGCCAGTGGATTTCGCTTCCGCTGCCGCTCCGGGGCACCGACCCCACCAAGAACGACGACCCCACGCGCAACGGCGACCCGGTCCTGATCGGTGACCTCGTCGGCGTCGCGCAGGAAGTCGGCGGTGTGCCGGTCGAGTACTCGATCGGTTCGCTCACCGTCACCCAGTCGCGCAACACGGCCGACTCCCTGGAGCCCGGCTGGGCGTCCGTCGCCCTCTGCGGCGCCTGGGCGATCCCGGTGCAGGACTTCGACCCGGCGGTCCACGGCGCGGGCACCACGGTGAACATCAACGCCGCCGCCGGTGCGAACGCCGCGACCCTCACGGTCGCCGCCGGTGACCACCGCTTCGGCACCATCATCGGCTGGACCAAGATGATGCAGAAGGACAACCTCGGGAACCCGCTCCGGCCCATCCCGATCGTCAACATCGTCCAGAACCTCACCGGTGTCGTGAACGCGGTTCCCGACATGCCGATCGGTTCTTGAGTAGAGAGGGGGTAGAGCCACCATGAACAAGGAAATCGACGTCCTCTCGACTTTCGACGGCATCTCCACCACGAACAACCGCGAGTTCGCGAAGATCGCCGAGGCGCACGTCAACCGCCGCCAGGCCATCAAGAACAGTGCCTTCAAGCAGGTCATGGGCATGAAGCGGCCGGTCGAGCTGATGCGCATCATCAGTGAGGCCGCGCAGGGTCAGCACCTGGCGATGGGCCGTCTCCGCGAGGCCGTTTCGTCCGGCGACTTCCCGCTGCTCTTCCAGGCGGTGTCGCAGGCGTCCATGCTCGGTCAGTACGCGGACCTCCCGCAGCAGTGGCCGACGTTCTCGCAGCGCACCACGGTTCCGGACTTCCGCCCGGCCCGTCTGGTCCGCTGGGACTCGCAGATGGACCAGCTCCCCGACCACAACGGTGGTGCCGAGCGTCACGTGCGCGCGCTGCCCCGTATCCCGGAGCTGACCGAGTACCCGACGTTCAACCTCACCACGGAAGGGAGCGACTACTTCGTCAACAAGTACGGCGCGCGCTTCCCGTTCTCGTGGGAGGCCTTCCTCAACGACGAGCTGCGTGTTCTCCAGCAGCTCCCGTCGGAGATGGCGCGCTGGGCGCGTGACACCGAGGACGTTCTGACCACCGGCGTGCTGGCCACCAGCACCGGACCGAACCCGGACTTCTTCAACACGGTCCAGGACTTCGGCCCCCAGGTCGTCCCCGGCAACTACGTCCAGGACAACCCGCCGCTCTCGCTCGACGCCCTCGAAAAGGCGATGCAGCAGATCGGCATGCGCATGATCAACGGCCGCATGGTCCGTGTGCAGAACTTCGTCCTGCTCGTCCCGCCGTCGCTGGCTCTGACCGCCCACGAGATCGCCCAGGCGACCACGTACATGCGTGTCACCACGGACGGCTCGGGCAACGAGATCCGCATCAACGTGGCCTCCCCGATCGCCGGTCGCTTCACGGTGGTCGAGTCGCAGTGGCTGCCACTCATCGACCAGTCGGCCGACGCCGCGACCACGTGGTACCTGGTCCCCGCCGGTGGTGTCACCGAGCGCGGTCCGGCCATCGTCACCGCCTTCCTCCGGGGCCACGAGTCTCCCGAGGTCCGCGTGATGGGTGACACCGGCCGTGCGCTCGGCGGCGCGGAGGTCTCGGCGTTCGAGGGATCCTTCTCGCACGACGACATCCAGTACCGCGTCCGGTCGATCGTCGGTGCCGCCGGTATCGACAACTCGGCAGTGGCGGTCTCCCTCGGTGACGGAACCCCGACCGGTGGTGGCTCCTTCGCCGCTCCGATCACCGTCCGTTCGGCTCCGGCCCCGGTCGCCCCCGTGGCTCCGGAGAAGGAGCAGGCGAAGGCCCCGGCGACCAAGCCGACCACGCAGAAGTAGCCCACGACAGACTGGAGCCGGACCTACCCCCATCCCGGGTCCGGCACCCCAGTCGGTGAGGGCCGGAGAGCCATTCCCCCCGGCTCTCACCTGGAACCCCCTGCACCTCGCGTGTGGGGGGTTCTGGCTTACCTGCATCAATCCGTGTACTGTCTCTCTTGAAGGCCGCACGTCGTGGAGATTTGGACAACACCTTTCCTCGTCTTGTCGTCTTTCTCCTTTCCAGAGGGAGCCCTCGGTTGCGCAGCCGGGGGCTTCTTCGTTTTCCCTGGCAGCCATCTCGCTACCATGGACAAAACGACGGGAGAGAACATGACACTTCCCACCACCCGCACAGTGACCGGTACTTACACCAACCCGGCCACCGGGAAGCACATGCGCGGGCGTGTCGAGTTCTCCCCCATCCCGTCACGCTGGACGGACACCGAGGGCAACCAGATCATGACGGGTGGTGGTTCCCGTGTGCTGGCCTCGGGAGAGTTCACCATCAACCTGGTCACCACGGACGCCGCCGGTGTGACGCCCGCCACTCGGTCGTGGCAGATGCGCGAGCTGATCGAGGGCGTCTGGACCACCTGGGTCTTCGCCCTGCCGTCGGGATCCGGCCCGGTGGACATCACCGACCTGCTGACCAACCCCGTCTCTCCGATCCCAGGACAGCCTCTCCAGGGGCCTCCTGGCCCCCAGGGTCCCCCCGGCCCCGCCGGACCTGCTGGAGCGGACGGTCAGGACGGGGCGCCCGGAGCCGAGGGCCCGCCTGGACCGCAGGGACCCGAAGGCCCTGCCGGAGGCGCCACCAGCCTACGGCTGGCCGGTATGAACACCGGGTTGGTCAGCGGGGGCGACATCAGCGTCAACGGGTCGGACCCGCTCGCCATCGACATAGCCCCGCTGCACGGCTACATCGTCGACTACCTCACTGCACCTGACGACCCGGCCGTCACCGAAATCCAGACGTCATCGGTGATCACGGTCGAGCTGGAGGCCGAGGCGCAGGGCAGGGCCATCACCTGGTGGCTCATGGACGCCTCGCAGGCCATCATCCAGCAGCCCACTCGGCCGTCCGCAGAAGACCGACGCACCAAGCTGGTTCTCGGTGTCACCACCGTCTTCGCCGGGCAGATCATCGTCGAACAGTCGATCCCGGTGATTGTTCAGCAGCCGGTGAACCAGGTCTACGACCTGATGGACTCGATCGGCGCCTTCAACATCACCGGCAACATGGTGAGCACCAACGGGGCCAACCTGACGCTGAAGGTCTCGGCTGGGCGCGTGTTCTCCCGGGGCTGGAACCACTACGACGGAAACCAGCCGACCAACAACCCGCACATCGTCAACACGCTCGGCTCCGAGCCTGCTGCGTGGCTGCGGTGTGTGCGAGGAACCACGTCGCTGATATCGGCGCCCAACACGGCGCTGGACCCTGTGAACTTCGACGACAACGGGGTGATGTCGCCGGTCGGCGGAGACACGAATCGGTCCACTGTGCAGCGGCTGTGGGTGTTCCCGACCAACGACAACCTGTCCGACATCTACGTAATGCAGTACGGGCAGAAGGTGTACAACACTTTGGCCGAGGCGACTGCCGCCGCCGGTGATCCCGACTTCGTCACCAATCAGCTCCTGCCTGGAAACGGCGTCCTCGTGGCCTACCTGGCAGTACGGCACACGGCCACCAACCTGTCGGACCCGGACCAGGCGCGCGTCATCCCGGCGGCCAAGTTCGGCATCGGTCCGGCCTTCGCCAACGCCTACCCTGCGGCGGACGGTGTCAGCCTCGCGGACCGCGTGACCGTGGTCGAGAGCGAGGTGGACGGCAAGCTCTCCAAAACCAGCAACCTGTCCGACCTTCCCAGCGTCTCAACCGCAAGGACGAACCTCGGACTCGGCACGGCAGCAACACTGAACGTAGGGACCACTGCCGGTACGGTCGCTGCGGGCGACGACTCCCGGGTAACCGGTGCGGCACAGAAGGCGTCGAATCTGGGCGATCTGGCCAGCCCGTCCACCGCGCGAACCAATCTGGGGCTCGGCAACTCGTCCACCTTGAACGTCGGCACCGCCTCCAGCACAGTGGCCGCAGGCGACGATTCACGCATCACCGGAGCGGCGCAGAAGGCATCGAACCTCAGCGACCTGAGCAGTGCCAGTACTGCACGTTCGAACCTGGGACTGGGCGGCGCCGCGACCCTGAACGTGGGTACCGCAACCGGCACGGTCGCCGCCGGAGATGACTCCAGGATCACGGGCGCGGCCCAGAAGAGTTCCAACCTGGGTGATCTCGCGAATACGGGCACCGCCCGGACCAACCTCGGTCTCGGCGGGTCCGCCACTTTGAACGTGGGAACCACCGCAGGCACCGTCGCGGCAGGAGATGATTCTCGGATCACCGGTGCCGCGCAGAAGAGTGCGAACCTGAGCGACCTGACGGACGCCTCGACGGCCAGGTCCAATCTCGGCCTCGGGAACTCCGCAACCCGCAACGTGGGATCCACGGCGGGAACCGTTGCGGCCGGAGACGACTCCAGGATCACAGGAGCGTTCCAGTCCACCGGCGGCACAATCAGCGGAAACGTCGCGGTCACCGGGTACGCCCTGGGGCAGCCGAGTCCGAGCAGCCACAACATCACCGCCTGGTGCTACCCCCCGGCCCTCGCGGTCAACTCCGCGCAGGTGCTGAACGGCGTGATCTACCTGGTCCGCATGAACATCGCTGCCGCAGCCAACGTGACCAAGCTGTACTGGTGGATCGGAAACAACGGCTCGGGCCCCGTGGCCGGGCAGAACGAGGTCGGTCTCTACAACTCCAGCGGAACCAAACTGGCCTCCGCGAACGTGGACTCCGTGATCTCCTCGGCCGGTCTGAAGACCACCACCATCGCCTCACAGGCGCTGAGCGCTGGGTCGTTCTACTGGGTGGCCCTGCTCTTCAATGCCTCCGGACCGCCCACGCTGACCCGTGGCTCCGGCTGGACCGGGGTGGAGGCGGCTGCGAACGTCGGGCTCACGGCCGCCACTTACCAGTTCGCCATGAACGGATCCAGCCTGACGGCCCTTCCCTCGTCGATCACCCCGAGTTCCAACACGGGAACCGACATCGCCGGTCCGTGGGCCGCCATCGGACCCTGATCATGACAACGGAGAAGCCCGGCCGATCGACTGCGGCCGGGCTTCTTGACATGCACCGTGGACGAACAGCAGGTTACCGCAGGGATCCGACGAAGGTCGACCACGCGGACGAGTCGAACTTCAGTACGTCGCCCGCACCCTCGTTCTTGGTGTCGCGTACGGCGGTCGCGCCGGTGTCGACCATGACGCCCTGCTCGACGCAGTTACCGTTCTGCGGGCTGTAGCTGGACTTGTGCCAGTCGGTGGCGCCCTGGGTCTTGCTCATGTCGTTGTTTCTCCTTCTTACTTGGAGCGCTCCGCGAGGATTCTCTCCAGGCGGGCACGGGTCTCACCACGGGACAGGGCCTGCGTCTGGACCTGGGAAAAGCGCGACAGGTCCACCTTCACCTGATCGGGGTGATCACTGAAAGTACGGTACGTGTGTACCACAGAACCGTCAGGCGTCCCGTCGAACCCCATGATGGACATGAACCCGGCGACCAGGAGGCTCGCAGGGTTGTCAAGGGGGAGCAACTGGATGCTGATGTTGGAGCGTTCCGACAGCTCGATCAGTCGCCTGATCTGAGAAGCCATCACTTCCTTGTCGGGAAACTCCAAGTGGAGGCTGGCTTCGCCGATCACGGCCCAGACCTTCGGAGGGTTCGGACGGTCGAGGATCGCGCGCCTCTTCTGGCGGAGGGACAGAACGTCCTCCGTGTTGACCTGCTCCTCGTCGAGCACGGCGCGGGACGATTCCATGGATGCGCGGGCGAACTCGTCGTTCTCCAGCAGAGCGTGAAACCCGTTGAGGTTCACGATGCGGAACTCGGTGGAGAGGTCTTCGATGTCGGCCAGGTCGACGTGCTCGTCTCCGGCTGTTTCCCCGTAGGCAAACCACCACCCGCGCACCCGGCAGGAGCGGGCAAGATGGATCAGGCGGTCGGCCTCGTCCTGGTCTTCGAGCCCGTACATGTCGATGTAGGCGCGGGCGTCGGCAACGGAGGTGACGGTGTTGCCGGTCTCCTGGCGGTAGACCACGCTCTTGCTGACGTTGAGCTGCTGTGCCACCTCCTCCGTGGTCATGCCCTTGGCTTCCCGAAGCCTGCGCAGGCGTGATCCGACGAGGCGCTTCCGCATGGTGGCGATGCCCCTGTAGGCCATGTGTTGCTCCTGGGTCTTGTGTCTTCTCCTTGGACGAACGGCGCCCTCCGTGGTGAACGCATGTTCGCGCTAACGAGATTATGTCACAGAGAGACTTGTCATTACTGCACGTACGCGAGACTCTGTCTATACCGAAAAACCTGAACGCCTCCCGTCCGGATGGTCCAAATGCCTCCGACCGTGAGGCGTTTGTGCACAGCGGGGAAAGTCAAGCCACAACTGACAGACGGCGCCTGTCGCCGTGACACCTCGAACGCGAGCAATGAGGCCGCGATGACGATGACAGCAGCCACCGTAGGGCCGCAGCAGTACGGGAAGATCTACGAATCCTGTATCTCCTCTGTGCGGCAGGCGCGTCACGACGTGGGACTGGTCCTGAGTACATGGGGACTTCAGGAACTCACCCCCGACGCCAAACAGATCGTCTCGGAGCTGATGGCCAACGCCATAGAGCACACCGAGTCGAACAAGATCGGCACAAGCATCACCAGGACCGGTGAACGGTCGGTCCGCCTGGAAGTGACGGACCGCTCGTCCAGGAAACCTCAGCTACAGGCAGTGGGAAGTGATGACGAGTCAGGGCGTGGCATCGCCCTGGTCGCCGCCCTTTCGAGCAACTGGGGCTGGGAGAGGATCTTCGGCGGCAAAAAGGTCTGGGCCGAGATGACCGCCTAGGAGCCGGGTTCCTCACGTGTGGCTGCGAGGAGGTCGAATATGTCATGTGCGCGAGTGTCGCGGTCCCCGATGACGCGGGCCCTCCACTCCCGGTACATGGCGACGGCCTCCTCGCCTGTCATTTCCGCGTCCGTGGTGCCCGGTATGTGACC